GCACGCCACCAGGATCTCGCCCCAGTGATCCAGGGACCAGTCAGATGTCGTTATAGGCGTGCCAATGCCGGCAACCGGCGTGACGCCAGTGCCGTAGCCGCCAGCACCATACCCACCCACGCCGTAGCCTGTGCCTGTCGCCAGTGGCCCGTAGCCATAATAGTACAGGTATTGAGCGTTGCCGCTGTTGATGGTGGCTGTCGTTGGTGTGGCAGCCGCATTGTTTTGAGCATAAAACGTGAACGTATTAGTTGTGACGCTCGTGACAACATAATTGCCAGATAGGGTAATTCCTGTGGCTGAAGTTCCACCAATAACGGTAGGAACAAGCACGGGGTATGTGTCACCAATTACATAACCGTGATTGTTTAGCGTTGCAGTGATGATATTGGAACCAATTGAAACTGCAAACGACGCAACAGCACCGCCAGTCACGGTTGACGTTGCTAATATAGGATTTCCAAATACGTCAGTGGCGTAGATGTTGTAAGTGTTTGCTGCGCCTAAAGAAACACAATCATAAAACCCAAACAGAATTAAGCCGCCAACACTGATATGCGTCTTGATAAACACCGAGTCAAAAGACGTGATGTTGCTTCCGGTGTCTGTGATGGTGACAAGATTAGAACCAGAAGTCGTGCTTACAGACACGGCCACATTATGCGTAGCACACTGCGGCGTGATAGTGCTTACAACACCATTCGTCTGAACATAAAGAGGCGCACCAACAGCCGCGTCACCAGTGGTCTGGCACCCAATAGCCAGCCGCTTCACATTGTTGATGTCTTCCCAAGCCACCAAAGCCCTTGGCGTGCCTATGACAGAACCATACTGGGTCCACCCGCCCAGCTTCTGAGGCAGGCCAATACCCTGCCGGTCAGGCACAAACCGGATCAGATTGCTGTAAGACAACGCCGCCTCATTCAGCGCCATCGTCCTATTTTCATCGACGCCAGGGATTAGCTTGAGAGTTGAATGCGGCATGGATTACCCCCTGGTCGGCGTGGCAACCACGGCAGGAGACATAGAAGTCCACCCACCAGCCTCAAACTTCTTCCGGTACTCCTCAACCGTCGCGCTCTTCAGCAGCGTCTGGTACTGCGTCTCATACGTCACCGGCATCTGAGGATCATTCGCCATGGCGGAACTGAAATTGCGCTGGAAGGCCGCGATGTAGATCATCGATGCCATGATCATCAAATCAGGCAGGTAGGTCGATATGAAGGTGGTGGTGTTGCTTGCAGACAGAGAGGCAGGCCTCACCGTGCCCACGATCTCAAGCGTGTAAGCCCCATCAGACCACGGCGCGAACAGCAGCGTGTTCTGGGTCTGTATGGCAAAGAAGTTCGGCACACTCTTGTTGGTCGAACTGCCGTAGACCCGGTTAACCCACTCCTTGGTCACCGGCAGCAGGGCCACTCGCGTACCATTATCCGGCGTAGTCGTGCCGGCAGGGGTGATCACGTTCACCTCCTGGATGGTGATGAAGGCGTCAATGGCGAACGTCAAAGACCGGGTGCCGTTCGCCAGCGCATAGCTACTATTGGTAGATACCGTGGTCAGCAGATCCAGATCACGATAAATGCGGTTCTCCGCATACGTGATCATCGACGGCAAAATAGCCACAAAATTGGGGTCAGTAGCCGGCACCACTGCCATGGTGGCAATCTGGTCCACATATGTCGCATATGTCAGTCCAGTGGTCATCTACTTAACCCCTTAGCGCCTTGATGCAATCGCCTGTGCAATAGACGGCGCAATCTTCTCTGCACTGCGGCCAATCACATAACCGCCAAGCCCAAGCTGGACTATATCCCACAATTTCAATACTTCTGCATCAGAAATTCCAGGGGCCGACCAACCAAGCCAGCGGGCCACAATCAGGCCCCCAAAAGTCAGCATCAAAATAGGCCGCCAGCTTGCCGCCAGGAAATGCTCAGACTGAGCCTCGGCCTTGACGATATCCCCCGCCGCCTGATCCATGGCCGACTGATTGGCCAGCAGGGCCATGGTAAGCTCCTGCTGGACCTTGGCCGCCTGCTCAGGGTCAGGGAAGAACCTCCTCAGCGTGTCGCCCAGGATCGGTAATAGTGCCGGTATCAGCGCTGCGAACATCACTATTCTCCATAAATGCAAGATTAGCCTTCAGGCGCTCATCATTGGGCGCATGATCCAATGCCAGTTTGGCCTGCTCCCTGGCAACATCTTTCAGCCCCAGGTTCCACGCCGCCACAGCCGCCAGATCATGCGCCCAGTAGCCCCACACAGCAGGGTCACAGGTATAGACCAGGGTGCGGTCCTTAATGGTCAGGGCGCGATGTGAGTAGGCGTAGCACTCATGCCACCGGCCCTGCCGGTACATCAGCATGGCCAGATTGCACCAAGGCTCTCGGGTGTTCGGAGCCTCGCCGGCAGCCTGGAGGAACCACTTCTCTGCCGAAGCCTGATCGTGCAGTTCATCATACGTCTGGCCCAGCAGGCGCATGGCGTAGCAGCGCTCGTTCTGGTTGCTGGCACCGTTCATACCCAGATAGTGGGTGAGGGCCTCACGCGCCTCTGTCCATCGCCTGTAGAAGGTCAATTCACGGGCGTAGTAGAAGTAGTGGGAGGGGTCGCTAGCATCTTCCTTCACCGCCGCCTCAAGCATTTCCATGTACTGGCCACGGCTCTTGGTGGGGTCAGGGTGGTGAGACACCAGCATCATGTCGGTGCGAGCATGCACCTCCTGCATCCGGGGGTCGATGCGGATATCCTCATGGCACGGGTGGTGCCAGTGGTAGCCGGCGCGGCTGTGGATCTTGTGGTAGGGGAACTTGATCCCGCAGCCCCAGTCGAACAGATACCACAGGTTGGTGGTGTCAGGCTGCCATACCCGCTCAATCTCCTCGCGCCAGCCGGGTTCCATCACCTCATCAAGATCAAGACTGATGCACACGTCGATATCAGCCGGGATCAGCGCCAGGGCAGCATTGCGGGCCAGATCAAAGCGCCAGGGCTTGATGTGGATGCTATGCACGATAGCGCCATGCTTGGCCGCAAGCTCTGCCGTCTCATCCGTACTGCCGGTGTCGGCAATAAGGATCAGGTCAGCATCTTTGGCGGAATTGCAGAACCTCTCAACAAACTGGGCTTCGTTTTTGCTGATGGCATAGACGGCGATTTTCAAAGGAGGCCTCTCAATCAAACCCCATTCCAATGCGTACTGGGGCCGGTTTTTGACAATCCATGGTCGCGCCTCATCAACATGGCGCTTCGTATCGTGACCTATGGTAGCCGACCCAACGTGAAAGACAAATGCGCGGGAGATAAAATGTTGATACCCAAGGGCGCGAAGATCCGCGCACTGCACATCATCTGAATACCAGTTGATTGGCGGGAATGGCGCGGCCTCAAAGGCCTCCTTGCTAATCCAGGCCAGGATGGGGGAGATGGCATAAGCCTCAACCGGGTGGGCTCTAAGCGTATCTTTTTGAACGTCCCGCACATTGTCAGACTGCGCCGCAACCAGTCCCAGGCGAGGCACGTTCCGCTTCAGTGCCCTCACGTCATCCATCAATCTTTTGATGGAGTATTCAGTCAGAAGAATGTCGTCATTGGCGATCAGGATCTCATCGTGACACTCAAACGCCTCGCGCATTGCGAGGTTGTAGTCATCACCAAAATTGCCCTGAGTGCCGTTGAAGACCCAGACTTCAACATCGTTCGGAGCATATTCATCCACCGTCTCCATCAGCCTGGAGAGGTGAGGGCCGCCCATCGTGCATACGACAAGCGGAATCACTTATCGGCTTTCTTATCCAGCTTCTCAAAGATCGCCTTCAGCATATCCTTCATCTCGGTGATGTCCTGGCGGTAATCCGCTTTGCTAACATACGAAGTGTGCATCTCGCGCTCTAGCTTGATAAGGTTTTCCTTCAGCGAACCAATGGCATCCCAGACTGTCTTGAGCAGCCAGCCGAAGCCGGCAACGCCTAGTGACATCATGGCGTTGAAAATATCTTGTTGGCTCATCGCGGCACCTCTGGCCAAATTACGTTGTAGGGAAAGCCGGGCTGGCTTGGCACATCTCGCAGAGCCTGCCGGTAAGCTGCAAGGTCAAAGTTAAGACCATTGCCATCCTCCAGCGCCTTGATCACACGCCAGTCAGTGGCGGCGAGACGGGCATTCCTATCTGCGCGTACTGAGGATGCTTGTTGGGCATTGCGGGCGTCGATCTCATCCTGCGGGAGAGGCTCAACAGCCCACTGCTGAATCCAAGATTGCCCGTCAAACAGCGGAACCGCCTCAACCATGCGTTGCGTCAAAACATCAACCACCGGCTGATCCGAGTAATGGACCGGGAACACGTTCCATTCGGCCAGACTGGCAGGCGACAGAATGCCATTCGGGAAACTTGTCGAGGGGGTGTCCCGCATCAGGTCAGTCTGCGTGTAAGGATACGCAACAATCTGATTGTCGATGGCTTTGACGTAGAGCATCTCAGTCTCCTAGTTGCTGCTTCAGCACCGCCAGCATCACCTTGGCCTTCTTCTGCTCTAGCCGCTCAGAGGCAAGAAGGCCAGTCAACTGATCGACAAAGCCAGACAGTTCAGCGCGGTCAATGCTGTTCATGGCGGCGATGTTATCAAGCGCCAATGTATAATTGTCGATGTTAATTTGATAGTGCATCACCTCCTGCTCACGAGCTTCGAGGTTGATGGCGAGAATTTCCTCGCGGGTTTTCGGGGTTTCTTTGGTGGTCTCGGTCACTTATCTCTCCCTAAGTGATTGTGTTGAAGGCGACGCCACGCCCAGTAACTGTCGGCAATGTGGCCGGGTTAGCATACTTAGTTCCAAATCCAGAACCTGACCATGGATAAGTTGAAACAAATGGCGTTGTGCTGTGAGCGACAGCAATTGTATCACCAGTAGAGTTAAATGCGACGACGTTTCCCTGGCCTGTTGGCAATGTTGCTGGGTCAGCGTATTTAGTTCCAAATCCAGAAGCTGACCATGGATAGGCTGAAACAAATGGTGTTGTCCCACAAGCAACAGCAATAGCGGAACTGCTGGGACTAAAAGCGACGCCATTCCCAAAGCCTGTTGGTAACGTCGTCGGATCGGCATACTTGGTTCCAAAGCCAGAGCCTGACCATGGATAAGTTGAAACAAATGGCGTTATGTCATGAGCAACAGCAATAGCAGAGCCATCTGGACTAAATGCTACGCCACGCCCAGTACCTGTCGGCAATGTGGCCGGGTTAGCATACTTAGTTCCAAATCCAGAACCTGACCATGGATACGCAGATACAAATGGTGACGTATTGTGGCTGACAGCAATTGTATCACCAGTAGAGTTAAATGCTACGCCACGCCCAGTGCCTGTTGGTAACGTCGTCGGATTGGCATACTTGGTGCCAAATCCAGAGCCTGACCATGGATATGCCGACACAAACGGCGTTGTGAGGTGAGCAACAGCAATAGCGGAACTGTCGGGACTGAAGGCAATGCCAATTCCAGTGCCTGTCGGTAATGTTGATGGGTTGGCATATTTAGTTCCAAAGCCAGAGCCTGACCATGGATAAGTTGAAACAAATGGCGTTGTGCTGTGAGCGACAGCAATAGCAGAGCCATTTGGACTAAATGCTACACCATTCCCCTGGTCTGTCGGTAAAGTTGCTGGATTAGCATACTTAGTTCCAAACCCACTAGAAGACCAAGGATACGCCGTCACATACGGAGATGAATCGTGAGCAACAGCAATCTGCTGAGCCGGATACCCGCCGGATGTGAAGGCGACGGCATAACCATCGCTGCTCACGGCGGTTGATGGATTGGCGTATTTCGCCCCGAAGCCGCTTGAGGACCACGCATAGACTGCGATGTTGGGGCTGGTACTATGCGCCACAGCAAGGGCTGTAGCGTCTCCGCTAAAAGCAACGCCGCGCCCCGTGCTGGTGGGAAGCGTGGATGGGTTTGCGTATTTGGTTCCAAAGCCGCTTGATGACCATGGATACGCATATATATATGGTGTTGCGTCTGTTGTCACAGCAATAGCGTCGTTGTTAGGGCTAAAAGCCACGCCATTTCCATTAAATCCACCCGGCAAAGTTGCAGGGTCAGAGTATTTAGTTCCAAAACCAGAGCCTGACCATGGGTATGCTGTTATGTAGGGGCTGGCATCGTGCGCGACAGCTATTGCGGTTCCAGAAGGACTGAATGCGACGCTCCTGCCAGTGTCTGTTGGCAAAGTTGCAGGGTTAGAGTATTTAGTTCCAAAACCAGAACCTGACCATTGGTAAGCTGAGATGTTGGGGCTACTGCCATGCGCCACAGCAATTGCAGAGCCGTTTGGGCTGAATGCAACGCCATAGCTACTGTTTGTTAGCAAAGTTGCAGGGTCAGAGTATTTAGTTCCAAAACCAGAACCTGACCATGGGTATGCTGTTATGAAGGGGCTGTCAAGGTGCGCTACGGCAATTGCAGAACCATCAGGACTAAATGCGACGCCATAAGCATAGAGTGCCGGTAACGTCGCTGGATTAGAATATTTAACTCCATAACCATTACCTGACCACGGATACGCATAAATATAAGGGCTTGAGTCTGTACCCACAGCAATTGCCGATCCAGTCGGGCTGAAAGTTACAGAAAAATTAGTTCCAGCAGGAGGAGAGGTGGGATTAGTATACCTTGCTCCAAACCCACTGGCATTGGTCCACGGATACGCAAAAACGCCCGTCGAACTGCCACACACAGCAATCGTCCGAGACGCCACTAGGTTTGGCGTGAAGCCTGCGACCTGAGTTGTATTCGCGCTAAACATTACAGGTAATTCTGCCCAGCAACTGAACCCAGCCAATTCGTCCCGTCAGCGGTGAACACAAACTTATCCCCCTTACTGGCTGTCGCCGTGATCGTCGGCGCTGTTGAGGAAGGCCACTTAACCGCAGCAGGCCACGTCACAGTTCTAGAACCTGTGGCATCTTGCTTGAGGAACATCATGAAGGATTGCCCAGCAGTGGCGGTCGGGAACGTGAACGTGCAGTTGCCGGTCAGCGTAAGGATTTGAAATGTGCCGTTCGCCAGAGAGACTGTGTAAGCTGTGCTGGTGTTGGCGGTGACCGTCTCTTCAGTGTAGCCGTCATTGATGGTCACACCAGACAGCGTAAAGCTGGTGAAAGTGTTGGTGTTACCCAACGTGCCGGCATTGTTATACAGAGCATAACCAGACGTGCCGCTGGCAACGGTCGTGGTGCCAACCGTGAGCGAGTTAGGCCCGGTTGCGCCGGTAGGCCCAGTAGGTCCTGTGGGGCCAGTAGGGCCAGCAACGGTAGAAGCTGCACCAGTCGCGCCAGTGGGCCCTGTGGGGCCAGTAGGCCCAGCCACAGTCGATGCCGCACCAGTAGGCCCTGTGGGGCCAGTGGGACCAGTCAAACCAGTGCTGCCGGTAGGCCCTGTGGGGCCAGTAGGACCAGTTAAGCCAGTGCTGCCAGTAGGCCCTGTGGGGCCAGTTAAACCAGTGCTGCCAGTAGGCCCTGTGGGGCCAGTTAAACCAGTGCTGCCAGTAGGACCCGTGGGGCCAGTAGGTCCAGCCACAGTTGAAGCAGCGCCAGTTGAACCCGTTGGCCCTGTAGGGCCTGTGCCTGTAGGCCCCGTAGGGCCAGCCACAGTGGATGCAGCGCCCGTGGGGCCAGTAGGACCAGTGCCTGTAGGCCCAGTAGGCCCAGCAACCGTAGACGCCGCCCCAGTGCTTCCTGTGGGGCCCGTAGGCCCCGTGGGGCCAGTAGGCCCAGCAACCGTAGATGCAGCACCAGTAGAACCCGTTGGGCCTGTAGGGCCTGTAGGGCCAGTGGCACCAGTAGGGCCAGCCACAGTGGATGCTGCGCCCGTGCTACCAGTAGGGCCTGTAGGGCCATTAACGCCAGCACCACCAGTCGGCCCAGTGGGGCCTACAGGGCCTCCAGAGGGGCCTGTGGGGCCCAACCCGCCTGTTGGGCCAGTGGGGCCGGTCGGACCCGTTGGACCAGTCGGACCAGTCGGGCCAAGCGTACCAGGAGTGCCCTGAGCGCCAGTCACACCAGTGGGGCCGGTGGGACCTACAGAACCAGCACTACCAGTCGGGCCAGAGTTACCTTGAGCGCCAGTCGCGCCTGTTGGCCCAGTAGCGCCAGTTAAACCAGTGTTACCCGTAGGGCCAACAATTCCGTTAGCCCCCTGCGCGCCCGTAGGGCCCGTGGCACCAGTAGGGCCAGCAGAACCTGTCGGGCCAGACTGGCCGGCAATACCTTGCGCGCCTTGGGGGCCAGTGGGGCCAGTTCGCCCAGTAGGGCCAGTGGGGCCAGCAGCACCCTGCGGCCCAGTGGCACCTTGAGGGCCAGGGTTCAATCCAGCAATCTGAGACGAAGTAACGCGAACAGAAGTGCCAGCCTGCACAGCCTCAAGCTGCTCAGTGCCATTCAAAGAGGTGGCAACAGGCAAATTCGGGATCTGAACATTCGACATTTATAGCGGCCCCGTCTTTGGTACTTCCGTATTGTTGTATGGCAGACCTGGGTCGTTATTTCCAGGGGCATTTGGATCAGTGCCGGGCCGTTGGTTCTTACCACCCGGCGGCTCACCAGTCTGCTGCGTCACACGGTTCTTATCGTCCTGCGTAATACGGGTATTGCCGCCAGGAACCGGGATGCCAGTCTGAGCATTCACCGTGTTCTGCCCGGAGGTAACACGAGTGCTTGTCTCAGCCGTCACAAAGTCCTGAATGCGCGGGTTGATGACGGGCATGGGATCAGCAGGGACAATGATGGCCCTCAACTGGTTTTGCGGGTCATCATAGCACACTCGACACACCAAGATCCGCTTGTTGATCATCGATGCGCCGGCCCAGTCGTATTGCCAGCTAAGATTGACGAGATTTTGCCGAAACCCGCACCTGTCGCAGATGGCATGCGCCTGGGGGCTGGTGGCGCTGGTTCTAGCCCGGCCAGATTGTGAGGCGTAAGCCATGCAAAGCCTCCACTAGGGCCGGAAATAGCCAGACAGCATCGGGCTGATGTACTGGGCAGCCGTTTCTACGTTCTGTTCCGCAGCCACGTTGTAGCTCTCGTCAGAAACCGCTTTAAGCCCCTGAGCCATCTGGGGGGCCCAAACTTTTGAAAGGCGGTACGCAAGCCCGTCAGCAAACGCCTCAAGCCAGAAATACGGGATTTCCACATTCTGGCCGCTCGTGAAATTAGAATCTTGAACTTGGCGCGTCTTATAATACACCAGATACTGAGCGCTGTAGCCATCCGGCACAGGCCAGAGTTTAACACTGCCGTTGATGAGGCGATCCTGCCAGTAAACTGTCGGAAAGCCCTGCTGCTCCTTGTTCGGATAGCTCGCATATTCCGTGCGGCTGATCGGCAGGATGATGCGATCAATCGGGTTAGA